TATGTCAATGAAGTGTATGACAAGATTCATACATTTAAGTATGTTGATAATAACATTGACCACTCAAATTGCCATCAGTTTGTATCATCTACGGAGGTTACTTACAATGTATAGTAGTGACGCTTTCGGAAGAATCTTCTGGGTTGATGAAGATTTAGAATTCAAATCTTGCCCACTAAATGTTGATGGCACAGGTGATTTTGACACTTGGGATTATGTATCAGAGTGGACAGATTGGGAGGGAGTAGATATGTCTTTACTCTTCCAAATTCATAAGACTTGTTTACATCTAAAACAAGATTATGCAAATTCAGTATCATTAATTGGAGTTTAATTATTATGTCAAGTTTACATCACGAAGCACTATTAGAAGACTGTTTTGAAACAGCGTGGGATGATTTCAGAGTTAGTAATAAACTAACAGACCACGAATTAAACGAGTTATGCACATTTAGCAAGGGTACATTAGATGCCATAAATGCAACAGCATTTAAGATATTTGAAGACCTATGTGAATAGATCTATCAACAATATGTCAGGGTTGTGGTTATCCACGCCCCGATTTTTTTGCCTCTAAATAACATTATGTCCGAAGTAATCATCACTCCTGATTATCAACAATTACACCCTAATCCTCCCATGCCAGTATATCGTGACTATGAAATTACTATTAATTTGAATGAATTAGTAGAACATACTATCCCTCTATGTGATATTAGACATCCTGACCATTGTTTAACATCAGAGCAGATAGATGAACTCGCTCATTGTTTGCGAGGAGAGTTAGATTTCACTCCTATTTTTAATCAAGCATATGCTATTATTAAGGAGTATGTTACTAAGAGTGGCACAGATTTGCCGAGTGAAAGTAACAACAACCTCGACAATATGGTACACTATAAGTAATGCACCCTATCCTAATTCCTTGGAATACATTAACAACGGGATGGGATAGTTATGTCCACCAATTTAACACAAACGACACTATGACTTACCTTGATTTGTTAACAGAATTACAATCATTTTCAGATGATATGTTACAACAAGATGCCCTATGTTGGGATGAAGATTGTGTAGCAGTTGTGCCAGTAAGAAGATTTTGTAGGTTAAAAGATGACCCAGAAAATAACATTCATGGGGAGATATCTGGAGACCTTCGTTATTACATACACATCTAATCATGCAGTATAAAGTATATGATTCAGACGACAAATTACATGGTACGTTTGAAACAGTTAGTGACCTAGAATTGTATATGGATGGTGTTAGAAACTCTAGGGGAGATAGATATAAAGATCTCCCACGTTTTTCATGCTTTGATTATATAAAATCAATTGGATGGTTTTGGGACGTTGTTGACAATCACTGAGGCAAATTACATGCGTTTCAATGAGTTTAAAAAGGGGCAAATCGTTAAATGGAAAGATGAAATAGGAGAGGTTAATTTCATCGATAAAATGTATATAACTATAACACTTAGAAGGTGGAAGAAACCCCCAGAATTAGCAGAACATTCTTGTTATCCTTATGGAGAAGTTAACCTCTTATGTAATAACAAATACTGGGATGAATTGGAGTTACAAAATAATACGGAAGAACAACAATCTTCATCCGCAATGTATAAATCACAAGAGGGAAGATACATAGACCCATAATGACAAATAACAAGAACGATTACCCTCACTACAATGTTACTTACGGAGAACAGATTAACTATGTGTTTATAACACTTAAGGAGTTAATCATCATACAGTGGGAATACATTAGAGAAAACAGATTATGGGTCACTAAATGATACTTTTCCACAGTAAATCGTGTTTTTGTGGAAAACAATTAAATGGTTAAATAAACTAGGTTAAGTGTTAATTACCTGTGGAAAACCTGTGGAGAAAATGTAGTCTTAGCACGTTAATTACCGACTGTCAAGTAATATCGAAGAACTCACACATTCTTGACAGATTATAACAAATTATGGTATAATATACCTTGTAGAGGTAACACAAACCCATGTAAGATCTTGCCCACTAAGTAACACATAAGGTGTGACAGTCCACAAAGTGTCACAGAGGTTGTTGTAAGTCACCTCTGATGGATTATAATAAGAGAGTAACAAACAAAGGATTAATCCTAAATGAAACTAACACCTATCGCTGCTAATCAGAACGAAGTTACTATTAACGACGGAACACAAATCTTCTTCAGTTATAGAACACCAGTAGCAGCATATTTACCCTCTGAGGGTTATGTTAGAACCTCTAAGTTTTGGTCAGTTACTACATCTCGCCACATAAATAAGTGGTTGAAAAATGTTACAAACGTAACAGAGATTGACCAGTCAGTTCTTGACAATCTAGCAGCATAATGTTAGAATGGGAGTGTTAAACAGCACTCCCTTTTTAATGCTTATGTAACACTCAGGACAGTTAATTAGCGTACTAAATGTAAAGAACTCTGCCCAAATCGCAGTGTTGATGGGGGTTCTCGGTCTTTGATGCGGCCCTTATATTAAAAAAGCAAACTACCCTAACCTACAAAGGTTCCCAAACGCAAGTGATATATACAAAATTACAAAAAAATTTCCCAGTATAAAAAATGCCCCCAGAGTTTTTTCAAGATTACCAAGATGATCGGACATGGTGTTTAGAGAAACTAATCACTAAAGAGAACCACTTAGAAGTTCGCATGTACGCTTGTGCTGATTATGCGATAGAGAAAGGTATCACTAAGGATGTAGAGGCACTATATACCTTGTGGGAAGATTGGAAGATAAGACATCCTGCCACAGATACCCAGATTAATCGCTTATGAAATATGTCCAAGAGATTCACATTAAATATACAGGAAGATGACTATGGAGATCCTATCATCTACATTCCAGAGGAGGTATACTCCGAATTAAATTGGGAAGTTGGTGAAGTGCTAAATTATAGTATAGATGAAAACACTCTTAAATTATTAAAAGATGACTGAAGAACAACTACCTAAAGTAGCTACTGATGCCCCTTCACCATTTTCAGCTGAAAATCCTACAGAACTTGATAAACAAGATAATGAGGAATATCTAGCAGCAATGGAATTGGCGAAGAAGGATATGGCAGAGCCATATGAAAGAAAACTAACAGATGAAGACCTACCTCCAGATATTGATAAGATACAGAAGGGTGGTATAGGTACTGCTATGGAGTTGGATAAGAGAGACCAAATTGATGATTTCTTAGATGACCTTATGAAAGGAGATGCAAGAGTAGACATACCTATTCCTAATTCTGCAGATGGTGATGAAATAGACTGGGAATGGATTAAGTACTGTTTTGAGGATAACCAAGAAGCACACGTTGCACTTAATCAGTGTGTTGAGGTACTTCATAAACGTTTAGAAGGTATGGAGAAGTATCTTGGTGAAATGGAAAGACCTGAAAGGATAATGCAAGAGTTTATGATTAGTCCTGAAGGTAGATCTAAGTTTATGACCTTACAAGAGAATTTTGATGCTCTTCATACTAAAATGGAATCATTTGAGGCAAGACTTGATGGTGTAATCCATTCAAGGGTGATTAGTATGGAACAGCAATTCTCAGGTTTAAGTTTCCTTATAGGAGCACTTAACAAGAGGGTTGATAAACTAGAAGGTAAGACCGATGGGGTGCAGCCCACAGAATGATTGTAGTTCTACTTCATGTGAAAGGTTTGAGCCTGGAACAGGAGAAGGAGTTACTCTTGTAGAATTTAAAGAATATCCAAGCAATCCGATAAGGGGAGGAGCGTATAATATCCCTGGAAGGGATGGTAGTACGATAATGTACCCATCAATCGGATTAAGTGGTAGTAGTGTTGCGAATTGTGGGAAATATACTAAGTCAGCATGTGGAGAGACATTATATTTTGATTATTATCCAGATGGTCTATCATATGACCACGGTTTCTCAGATACATGGTTCTCATATCTCTATGATACTTCAAACGATGCAGGTGTAGTAGGTACTCCTTGCTATCATATAGAGACTGAGACCGTTACAAATACTCAGACAGGTGCAAGTTCATCTACAGACACTTGCTACCCTTGTGGGGCGTTTTCATGCACTCCTGCGACAACCACAATTAGATACGATGTACCTGGTGCTGCTGAATGTGGGTGTGCCGACCCCGACTGCCCTCATCCTACTCTATTTTCAATAGGAAGTCTTAGTAAGAAGGTTGTATTCAGTTATAACTCGCTTTCAACCACGTTACCTAATGGAGTTTCTGATTTTGAGGTCTCTGACGACGGAACCACATGGACTGACGTATGGAATGAGAACACTGTAGTCGGTACAGAGTACATTTCTAGTGATAATCCTTATATGGCAGGGGATGAATTCTTTGATGACTTTAAAATCTTTACCCTAAATTCGGGAGCGTCCACAAATTTCAGTGTAAAGGCAAGAATTAAGGCAGTATATGACGATAGCGGGTCAACTACAACATTTTCAGGTACTTCGTGGACTATTTCAGAGATCTTATCACCAGGAGTAAACTATACTGCTGGTCAAACGTTTACTTTAGAGTATACACATACGCATCCTAATAATAGTACCTCCGTACTAAATTTAAATTTAAGAGTAAAGACAGTACAAGCGTACCAAGCTACGGAAGGGCAAGAAGGGTTCGATGTTTTACGTGCTGGAGACACTATTAACGGACATACAGTTAAGAGAGTATTTCACACCGATTTAGACAATTTTCCTTACCATATTGCCTATATTGATGGAAATGGGAGCGATTTTGTTAAAGAAACGCAGTATACTAGCTCAAGATCGCACGTTATTACGGTAAAAGCTGGTTTTAGAGTCCCAGATAGGGCAATTTTAGTCGGATTTTACGAATTTTTGGATAAATCCGTCCAATATGTACCTGCAGACGTAGATCAGAACGCTCCAGACACTTATAATTTACTTATTCCCCCTGTTATCGATGTTACTATCACAAATGGTATTTTGACTGGTGTTACACTTGTAGATGGAGGATCTGGATGGAACCAATACGGTAGAGAACCAGATCTTATAGTACCTCCACCCTATGCTGTTAATGGTCAACAGGCAGAAGTTAAGGCAGCATGGACTAATGGAGTGCTTACAGGTGTTAAAGTTAGTCGTGGAGGGTCTGGTTATACTCAAACACCTCTACCAAGGATATTTGTACAGAACATTTATAAGGAAGAAATTGAGAGAATACAAAATGCAGCGTATAGAGATACGGATGTTAGTGATTTTCAGAACATTCTTAACTCAATACCTGGTGGAACGGACGCAGAAATGTTAAGTAAGGTAGCAGATTGTTGGTTAAGGCATCCTAGAGAGCAGGCTGAGGTCAATTTTGCACCAAGAATTGCATTAAAACAAGATCCAGACTTAAATAGAGTACAAAAAGTACCTCAATATCACTATAAAAGTACTACTATGGAGGAATTTAACGCAAAATTCGCAGTTAACTACTCATTAGTGCATGTAGGTGACATATATCCAGCTTGGTTTGGTGATGTATTGGTGCATGAAAAGGATCGTAATAGAGAAATGCGGTTACAAGACATAGAAGATATAACACAAGCGTCAGTTCCTGGGTATGCTGTTAACCGTGAGCGTATGGTTACTACGGTTCAAGGTCGTTTTAGCGGTTTACCGCATGCTTCTACCTATACTAAATACCATATGCGTCAATATAGAGCTGATGCAACCAAGAAAGTAGACATTAATGTCACATTAACATGTACACCCGTTGATAGTGGGTGTGAACATATAGGATGTAGTCCTCCTAATACAGGTAATGTCAATAGTAGTAGCGGAAATACTGTTACAACATATACTATGTCACCGCTTCTTGGACCTGGATGTAAAACATGGAATGCTGTAGGAACACTACCTATGTACAATTCATTGACTAAATCCGCTAATGTATGGAGTGACGCAATTACGGAATACGGAAATCCATTCAATATTGGAGAATATCTACCATGACTACACAATCTGTCGCAACATATAATGGAAGTTGTACTGGACACGGTACTTCTTTACCTTCAATACACCATCCTGGATTTGGTGGCGGTACTCTTTCTAATTGTCCACACTCACCTTTGGATGCTAATATAGTCCCAAAGACTGTTGATGAGATGGATCCTACTACTTGGTGGCCACCAGAAAGACAATTACCAGATTCATCTACCCAGGTGACAAATGTGGTAATTAATGGTAAAATACCAATACTAGATGGAGATGAGTTAATCCCTCATTCTACACCTACAATACATACTACCAAGTCTGCAAATGAGGATTGCACTAATACTGAGCAAACTCCAGCATATCATTGCGTAGTAGGTACTGCAGCTGGTCGTGAACCCTCTACGGGGCATAAACGCAAAGCATTTGCTTCGTCAAAGTCCGTTAGAATTAACGGTAAATACGTAGCAAGAATAGGTGACCCATTAGGTAACGGGACTACTGAATATCCCTGTAAATCAGTAATTGCAGGCAGTAGTGCAAATGTATACATTGGAATTTAATTATGGCAAAATCATCGGGAGCATGGAACGATAGTGGTAACTATGTTCCAGCAAGACCCAAAAAGACTCGTCAAGGAAGATCTCAGAACACTGTAATAAGTGCATCTTCTCGTAATAAGAAGGGTAAAAGATATAGAGGGCAAGGACGTTAAATGGAACAGCATCATTATGAAGATAATGCACATAAGATACCTACAGATTGGGAAGGTGTTACTGCGATAATACCTAATGTAGGAGGATGGTTAGAAGTTGAGTTACAACCTCAACAACTTGACCATATTTGGAAATGTATTGAACAGAAAGGACAAGTTCATAACAACACCTTAGTAGGTCATATAAACAACAGCTATAAACTGAAAGATATTGATGATATCTTTTGGAAGAATACTTTATCACCATTATGTGATAAGTATGGCGATACTTATGATAATTTGGGTCGTCATATACCTGTTGAGGGGAAATTTCCGTATTATTTGAATAATTGGTGGGTAAATTACCAAAAACAACATGAATTCAATCCAATACACAATCATTCTGGTATTTACAGTTTCGTTATTTGGTTAAAAATACCTACGGATTCAAAAGTGCAGAATGATCTCCATATTGGTCAGAATAGAAATGGTAATGTAGTATCAGACTTTGAATTTTCCTTTACGGATATGTTAGGTAAACTTCAAGGATATGTTTATAAAATGGATCAAAAAAGAGAAGGAACTATGCTATTCTTCCCTTCTGGTTTAAAACATGGAGTATATCCGTTTTATAATTGCGATGAAGATAGAATTACCGTATCTGGAAATATATTTCTTGATACTAAAACGGATTTTTATGAGACTCCTCCCATTTTAGGAAGTATTAGTCATAGAGAGCCTGAACTTGAAGAATATAGAACAACAGATCTAAATCGTATTGTTGATTTTAATGGTGAACAACAAAGACAATTTAAACGAGATATACATGGAAAAGTACCTTCAGGTAGAGATATATCCCAATGTATAACATATGCACATGAGGTTGAGATTAAAGGTAGGGAACCAAAGGAAGTTACACCTATAGTTTCATCATTTCAACCAAAAATGAAGTATAGTTCAAGGGGATTTGCTCATACTGATGAAATACAGATTAAACAACCAGATTTTGATAAGTACTTCTCACCTGATGAGAATCGTAGAGGAAAAACCGTATTAGGAGGAGGAAAGGAAGAAGTGCCAAAAAATTATGATTTTATACTCGATGAATGGGAATATCCATTTTGGGCAAGAGATAATAAAGGAATGAAGGAGTGGATTGATAAACAACCACCATTTGAATTTACACCACAAGCGTGTAAAGCTCATATGACTGGTTGGGATGCCCACGTTAAATGTCCAGAAGTGGAGAAGTTGTGGAATTGGATGCGTTTAGTTCTATTTCCTGAAAATTATATGTCTGCAGTTAATGGTTTATATCCAGTTAATGCAGAGATCTGGGGTGTTAGATATGATAAAGGTACAAAAATTGATTGGCATAATCATAGAACTTCCACACGTTCCTTTGCATACTACATTAAATGCCCAGAAGGTAGTCCACCACTTATGTTTAAAGACAATGATTCGGTAATTGAACCAGCAGAGGGTAAATTGATTCTATTTGATGGCAGAATGAGTCATAGAGTACCAGAATCACCTATTGATGGTAGATACGTTCTTTCAGGCAATTTATTTTTTGAATAATTATGACAACACTACAAGAAGGTCCATTTTCCTTACAATTGAAGATGGGAACAAAGAAAGCTCACACTATGGCAGAGAATACCACCTTTGTCAAGCAATTCCTTAAAGGAGTTGTTAATGAGAGTAACTATAGTCAATTAATTGCCAATTTTTACTTTGTATATCATGCTATGGAGTCTGAAATGGAAAGACTTAAGGATGACCCTTATGTTGGACCTATCAGATTAAATGGTTTAGCAAGACATGATGCATTAGCAGAAGACTGTGAGTATTTTTGGGGTACTATGTGGAGAGAAAAGATATATCCTACTGAAGCAACTCAGCAGTATGTAAATCGTATTAAAGAGGTAGCACATGAGAATCCAAAACTATTAATAGCACATCATTACACAAGATACATGGGAGATCTGTCTGGTGGTGTTATTCTTGGTGGTATTGCTAAAAATGCTTTAGGTTTAAAGGATAAAGGATTGGCATTCTACGAGTTCCCTGATATTCTTGATAAAAAGATGTTTAAGGATTCATATAGAAGTGTTCTTGATAATATGATTGATGTTGACCAAGGAGATGTTAATGCTATAGTAGTAGAAGCAAATTATGCATTTCGCTTGAATATGTACATGTTTGAAGAAATACAAGGTGAAGCAAGTGTTTCATTTAGAAAATTAGTTCTTAGTGCTCTTAAAGGGTTTGTTGAAGAAATGACATTCTCTAAGAGGTTTCGTTAATGTCTGATGTGAATCCAGCTTATGTGAGTGATAGGTTTATCATCAATAATGATGATGTAATTCAAAATTTATACCCAACACCCATCTATTCCGCTAAGGTGGGTAATTTTGATGCAATTCAACATGAAATGTTCAGTGCTTTGAAAAAGACTGAATTTGAAATGAATCCTTGTTGGTCTAGTCATTATTTGTCTGATATATGGTTTAAATTGAATGTAGTCAAAGATAATGAAATGAATGTGTTTGTTGAAGAATTATCAAAGCATATCGTAAACTATTGTCAATATTTAAATTATAACGGAAATTGTCAAATTGCAGAATCTTGGTTCTCGTTATTTAAGAAAGGTAATTATGGGCATATACACCATCATGGGAATACAGATATATCGGGTGTTTATTATATTAAGACCAATGGAGAAGATGGAAATCTCTTTTTTGAAACTCCAAATCAACATTTAGGTACATCTAAGGTATTTTCTAGTTTAACCCCTCGTCATGAGTATAAACCTGAAGAAGGGAACATAATGCTATTTCCTGGATGGTTGATGCATGGTATTCAGACTAATACTACTGATAATGAAAGAATAAGTCTATCATTCAATATCAAATTTTAGACGATAAATAATAAAGGATATCTCCTAATATTATGTCTGTAGCTAATAGACCCGTTGATATGAGTGATGAGTTTAAAAAGAATGGTTGGGAATACTGTAAATATTTAATTACAGACCCCAGAAGTGATAAATTGATGAAAAGAGATATTAATAATAAGTCACCTAAAGATAATGGCACTGAAACCGATTAGTAGTAAAGATCTGGCACAGTCTAGGTCATTTAAAGATATTGGTATGTCTTTTGGCAAAAATCCATTTACTGACGATGTATCTGCCGTCAAAGATGATAATGCCATAAAACAGTCTATCAGAAACTTGGTAATGACATCACCTGGTGAGAAATTATTTCAACCTACTATAGGTTGCCAAGTATATGCTATGTTATTTGAACCTCTAGATGCGTTTAGTGTAGACGCAATTAAGAGTGAGATAATAAATACCATTAATCAACATGAAAGTAGAGTACAACTGAGAGAAGTTAATGCTGTTCCTTTTTCGGGGAATAATAAACTAGCAGTAACTATAACATATCAAATTGTAGGTATACCTATTGTTGAAGAAGTCAAATTTGTTTTACAAAGAGCTGGATAATGCAACCGAATAATCTGACAGCATTAGATTTTGAGGATATTAAATCATCTATCAAAACCTATCTGAGAACTAGAAATGAGTTTTCAGATTATGATTTTGAGGGGTCAGGATTATCCTATCTTATTGATACTTTAGCGTATAACACTTATTATAGTGCATTTAATGCTAATATGTCAATGAATGAGGCATTTCTTCCTTCTGCGACATTAAGAGATAATATTGTTAATATAGCAAAACTTTTGAATTATGTACCAAGGTCAATTACATGTTCTAAGGCATGTTTACATTTAGAGGTACAAACTTCACAAACAAATGGTGCATATCCTAGTAGTTTAACGCTTTCTAAGGGGCCTGTAGCAAGTGGGGGTAACTTTATATGGAATGTCCTTTCTGACACTACTGTAGAGGTTAATACGACCACTGGTGTTGCAATATTTGACAATCTAATGATTCGTGAAGGTTCTATTGTAGATTTTTCATATACTGTAAGTAGTTTTGAGAGTCAAAATTACATAGTTCCTGCTGAAGATGCAGATATAGACACTTTAACAGTTACTGTTAAACCAAACGAAGCATCTACCACATCAGATTTGTACAATTTAGTTGATACAGTTACTAATTTGACTGCTACAACTAGGGTTTACTTTATTGCTGAAGGAGAAGATCAAAGATACGAAATAAGGTTTGGTGATGACAGTGTTGGTAGAAAACTTAAAGACGGTGAAATAATTAATTTAGAGTACTTAGTTACTTCTGGTTCAGAAGCAAATGAAGTTCAGAAATTTACATTTATTGGAGATCTACAAGATAGTCTTGGAATTAAACCTCCAAATGGCGATGTTACTCTATCTACAAAAGAAAAGTCACAACAGGGGTCTGCTTCTGAGACTGTAGAGTCTATCAAGTATATGGCTCCTAGATATTACTCTTCTCAATATAGAGCAGTTACAGCACAAGATTATGCTGTAATTACTAAGAAAATATACTCCAATGCAGATTCTGTTATTGCTTATGGTGGTGACTCATTAAATCCACCAATTTACGGTAAGGTTTATATTGCAATTAAGACTAAAACAGGTTCATCTCTGAATGATGCTACTAAGAAGACTATTGCTTCAGATCTTAGAAGTTATGCAATGGCATCTATTGACCCTGTAGTTATTGACCCAGATCAACTTTATGTCTATCCTAAAGTATTTGCTTTATATGACACTGGAGTAACTAACAATACTTCTGAAATTAAGACTAATATACAGAATTCTGTTAATGATTGGGCAACCCAAACTCAAATCAATAACTTTAACTCAACATTTAGGAATCAACAGTTCCAAAAAGCAATTACCTTATCTAATAAGGCAATTAGTGATGTTTCTGTACAAACATCGCTTTTGAAGTATATTAAACCTCAAACAAATCAAACTAATACTTATTGCATATCAACAGGTTCATCCTTATATGATAGTGCTCCAAGTAACGTTGATAGTGATACTACTGGTTGTAAGAAAGAACCAGTAATACTATCTGGTAATTTTAGAACAGCAGATAGACCTGGTGTTGATCAACAGTTTGAAGATGATGGTTTTGGTAAGTTGAGAACCTTCTATAATACTGGAAATAAGAAGGTATATACCAATACTTCCGCAGGTTCTATAAATTATGAAACTGGTGATATTTGCATAGGACCAATTAATATAGTAGGAGCTGGAGATAATATTCCAGCAACTACCAATTTAAATCTTTCTGATGCTGTTACTGGCACAGGTAGTGTGATTGACACATCTTTATTACCAACAGATCTTCAATTACCAACTCTGTTTATACCTTCTAACAGTTCTACTATTCCAGCATCAACTCCTGGAACAATAATCAACGTCATTAATCCTGAAGTCACAGTAGCTCCAGTTGGTACAACACCACCTCCTACTGTACCTCTAAATAGTTTGACACCAAAGGTGTTTAACCAAGCACCAACTCTAGTTGAAGTTGCTTCAATTAATAATACAGGTTCTCTCACTTCTAGTTGTTTCTAACTTAGATGGCAAATATCAATAAAGTCTCCCAGTCAGTTAAGTCACTGACTCCAGCGTTCGTTGAGGATGAATATCCTCTCTTTAATAAATTCATTGAATATTATTATAGATCGCAGGAGAAAACTGGACTAGGGCAAAATATTTTAAACAATTTCTTACAATATCTGGATATTGATAAACTGGATATAGGAATACTTGATGGTGCAACGAAGATAGTAGAACCTCTTGGAGTAGATAATGATACAGTAGTTGTAGAGAGTGTAGACCCATTTTTAGAGAACGATGGATCTATTCTTATTGGTGATGAAGTAATTTACTATGAATCTGTAAGTCATGCTCCTAATATTGCTTTAAGTCCAGGTATTTCATACGAACAGGTTAAATTAAAGTGGTTGGGTCTTGCAAGTCCATTGGCATTGTTTGATGGAACTACTCAAAAATTCCCTTTAACTTCTCAGAATAATCCCGTAGCTCCACCTTCTGCACAACATTTGATTGTACAGTCTTATGGTGAGGTTTTAATTCCTAATATAGATTATACTGTAGAAGGTACTGATATAATCTTCACAACTGCTCCTAGACAAAAACTTGATGCTGATGGGGCAGATTTAACTTTCATTACATATTTGAGTGGTTTTGTTGAGAGTAATATTGTTGCAATTGATAATTTATCTAATAGTTTTGGTGAAGGTAAGCGTCAATTTACTATAACAAGAAATGGTGTTTCATACGAACCTGTTATAGATGAGTATGTTTTAGCGATTTATGATAATGAACTTCTTATTCCAAAAGTAGACTTCTTTATTGATGGGAATCAGTTTATATTTAAAGAAGCACCTTTAAATGGTAGATTTTTATCATTATACTCTGTTGAAGCACCAATCCCCTCTTTTGGTGCAGGTGCTATTGGATATGCACGTATAGATGATGCTGGTACTTTAACTGGCATTTCTACAAATACTAATGGTAGTAACTATAGGTTTGAATATCCACCAAAAGTTTCTATTAAGTCTGAAAGTGGTTCTGGTGCTGCTGCAACAGCATTAGTTAATGGTATTAAGAGTGTTTCTCTTCTTGATGGAGGATATGGATATAGTGATACAAACCCACCTCTAGTAGATGTTCAAGCACCTACAAAACCAGGTTCTACAACAGCAAGTATTAGAGCAACTGTTACAAATGGTGCTGTTAGTGGACTAGAAGTACTTAATTCAGGTAGTGGATATACATTCACACCTAGACTTAGCTTTAGGCAACCTGGAGGCGGTAAAATTGCCCCTCCAACGATATCTAACGGTTCTGTTCATGGTGGTATAACTGTACTTAATGGTGGTATTGGTTATACAACTGTACCTGACATTTATATTGATGAACCTACTGAAGAAGATGGTATTAGAGCATCATTAAGAGCAGTATTAACAGATGGAAGAATTACTTCTGTTCAGGTATTAAATGCTGGTCAAGGATATACAGGAACTCCTAGAGTTGCTGTTGTAGATCCAACAGGAGCACAAATTCTTCAAACAAAGGTTGATGGTGACGGAAGAGTAACAGATATTGAACTTTTAAATGGTGGTAGTGGATATCAAGATGTTCCATCAGTTTATATTGTTGATGAAAGAGTAGATCAACTTGGTAATTATGCTGGTGGTAGTGGAGCTACTGCTGTTGCATCAATTTTCAATGGTCAGATTATTGATATTAATATAACCAATTTTGGTTCTGGATATAGTGCAACTGAACCTCCAACTATCTTTATTCAAGAACCACCTTCCTCAGAAGCATCTGCTACAGTTGGACTTAATGAAGTTACTGGATTTACAGTAAATCAAAATGGTACTGGATATAGTAAAGCAAAATTTGAAGGATGTGCTAGAGCAGCAAGTGGTATTAAAGAATATTCTGAAGATGGTAATGCAATATTCTCTGATGTTACAGTAGCAGCTACAGCAGTTACAAATACTCCTGTTAAATGTTTGGATGCGTTATTTATCAAGAGATTGCTTGATAAGTATACAGAACAGTTCTTACCTGATGTACCTTCTCTAGATTACTCTCAAATTGACGTTAGAACAGCAATTAAGACTATTAAGGACTTTTATGCTTCTAAAGGTACTTCTTATAGTATTGCTTATCTCTTTAAGTTATTATATGGTGAAACTGTAAGCATTTCATATCCAAAAGACCAAATAATTAAGCCTTCTGATGCTACTTGGTCTATTGATACAATTCTTCGGGCAACGTTGGTTAGTGGTGATTCTAATAATATAAAAGATGCTTTATTAATACAAGATAGAGATATAGCAGATGATAATGTTCAAGCAGCAAGTGCTCTTGTAGAAAACTTTATTTCTATTAAAACTTCAGAACTAACAATATATGAATTGGTTCTTTCTGAAGAAACTATTAATGGTACGTTTACAGTTCCATATAAGACTAAACTTGCAGAGCCTTTGAATTTTACTGATGGTATTATTACAGTTGACTCTACTATCGGTTGGCCAGAAAGAAACGGTGAATTTTTAATTGGTACTGGAGCTGATGCAGAACTTGTACAGTATAAGGAGAAATCACTTAACCAGTTTATCGAATGTACTCGTTCAGTTAATAATATAGTTGAAGATTGGGATTCTGCTACTGAAGTAACATCAAACTTTAGAGTTTACCTTAATAAGGGAACTCCTCAAGAAGTTGTAATGAATATTGTTGGTATTGTTGATGCTCAACAAACTACATTGACAGATACAGGTTCTTATTACTTACCTGGAGATAAATTAACGGTTTCTAAGCTTGGTGGTACTGGTGTTGGTCCAGATCTTACTACTTGGTTGTATAACGTCAAAAAGTTGATTGATGTTGACACTGTAACTTATGGTGGTGTTAATAATCAGTCTGCTACTATAACTTGTACTAATCCTCATGGTTTATTGGTTGGAGATCAGGTTACCATTTATGGTGCTAACCCAATCATCTATAACGGAACGTTCTTAGTAACTTCTAGGGATAGTGATCTTATTTTCCAATACAATTTACCTCAACCTGCTACTGTTATACCACAGGGTAATATTTTAGTATCTGTTGACCTTAATAAAGGTAAATCTATTAACTCTGCTGTTAATAATGCAGTTAGTCCTTATACCACTAACATACAAAACTCATTCTTTAATGATGATTACGTTTATGTTGCTTCTACAGGTATTCCTAACTATGAGATAGGTCCATTCCCTGGTTCTGCTCTACTTCCAGGTAACCAACGTAAATTAAATAGATTCCCTAAAGTACCTACTACTATTTCGACTAAGAATGCTATTTCTTCAGGTCCGATAGGTACTTGGGTTAATGGTGTATCAATTTGGTCTTATAAGTCAACCGAAGCAAAAACCTTTGGTGCTGTAACCGATGTTAGCATTACTAATTCTGGATCTGGATATGATGCTGCATCTCCTCCTGCTATTACTATGACAGGTGGTGGTGGAGAAGGTGCAACTGCGAGTGTTGTAGTTAACGGTTCTCTTAATGAGATTACTGTAACTAATGGTGGTTCTGGATATACTTCATCTCCATTGGTATCAATCGTTGGTGGAGGCGGTTCTGGTGCTGCTGCAACTGCTATTATCACTAAAGGGTCAGTTTCACGTATTCTAATTAACCAAGGTGGTTCTGGATACGTTTCACAACCACTTATTACTATTGTTGGTGGTGGTGGAACTGGTGCTGCTGGTACTGCATCTGTTCGTGGACCTATTCAGTCTATTGGTATTACTAATGGTGGTGTTGAGTATACTTCAAGTCCAACAGTAACACTAAGTTCTGGTAAAGGTGCTGTTGCACAAGCAATTGTTAATGATGGTAGAATTATATCTATTGCTATCATTTCTGCTGGATCTGGATATACTACTGCACCTGAAGTAACCGTTCAAGGTGAAGGATTTGGTGCTGTTGCTCGTGCTACTATTGATACTGATGGTGAAAATGCTGGTAGGGTTACTAATATTGAGATTATTAACAAAGGTATTAACTACGTTCAGGGTACAACGATTATCAATCTAACTTCTGTTGGTCAGAATGCAACATTCACTGCAAATGTATTCCAATGGAATTATAACCTTCAAGCAACTTCACAGTTTGATACTGCTAAAGGTTCTGTATTTACTGGTTACAATAATGAGTATGGTGGTGAGTATGCTCACCTATCCAATCCTCAAAGGATGAGATATATTCTTGGAGATAACCTTTATGAAGAAATTGGCACAGGAAATATTCTCGAACAAGAAGAGCAGTTAACTCACTCTCCAATTATAGGTTGGGCTTTTGATGGTAACCCAATTTATGGTCCTTATGGATATAATGATCCTACTGACCAGAGTTCTGCTATCGTAAGACTTAGAACTTCTTACAAATTAAGGGATGAATTGGTTTATGATGATACTACTAATCCAACTCCAAATAGAACTGCTGGTCCATTATTAACAGAGGAACCTGCTGGTAATTTTGTAGAAGACTATGAGTATAGTTTTGGATTAGGTGACTTAGACCAGTATAATGGTCGTTTTTGTAAGACTCCTGATTTCCCTGATGGTGCTTATGCTTATTTCGTTACTATTGATGCTACTGATTTAGGTAGTCCACTTTTCCCATATGTTATAGGACCAAGTTTCAACTCAGTTGTTGATTCTTGGAACCTTAGTTCAAATGCAATTCAGCAGAATATACCAACTGGAGTTGTACGTTACAGAGACCCTTATGAGAATGTTGATATTGATGTTGAAAGAACACCTAATGCTTCTACTGCTGCTTTAACAACTGAAGATGGTGAGATCTTGTTGTTTGAAGTGGAAGATGAGAATAGAGATGGAATTATAGGTCCAGAAGAGACTGCTGACCCTGATCAAATGTTTGAGGAGTCACCTTTACAGTTATTTGATTACTTCCCTAAAGTTAAATTTGACTCTAAAGTTGATATTGAAGTTGAAACAACAACTAAATTTGAAGATGCTTCTGTTACTGGATTTACTGTTGAGAACACAGGTAAGAACTATCAGGTAGATGATAGATTAATATTTGATAATACCGATACTGATGGAGCTGGTGTATCTGCTCGTATTTCAAAAATTAAGGGTGAATCAGTTGCTTCATATGAGTTTGAGAATATTAGTGGTTCTAATTACGGTGTTTTACAGACAGCAGATCCTCATAATCTAGTTGCTGGTGATGTTGTTTACATAGATTATACTCCTATAATGCAGAATACAAACAAAACGTTTGTAGTTCGTCAATATAAAGGTATAGAAGAGATTGTTATTGACCAAAGAGGTTCTGGATACAATACAGACATTCCACCAACTATTACAATTGATGGTGATGGTACTTCTGGAAAATTAGAAGCAGTTGTATCAACTGTTGGTGCTATTGATCAAGTTAATATTTTAAATTCTGGTTCTGGATATACATCCAATCCTCGTGTTATATTATCTCATCCACAGGTCTTTAAGAAAGCAGATTATTATATTTCTAAACTCGAAAATCAGAATTATGTTAAAATTAATGATACTCACGTTAGTGATAATAAAGAGATCTTTATTTGTGGTAAAACAAAGGATGCTGTTGGAAATACAGTAGGTTTTGTTGCTAAATTATCTGCTACAGGTGTTAAAGAGTGGGAAAATACTTTAGAAAGTACTGATGGACAATACTATACAGAGTTCCAAAAACTTTTTGTAGATGGTCTTGATGTTTGGGTAGTTGGTAATAATAAGCCAAATTCCAATTTACTTGATGCATATAATCCAGATGTTATACTTGCTAAGTATACTCAGGCAGAAAATGGATTAAGTGCTGGATTACAATTCCAGAAAGGATATGCTGGTATCTCTGGTGCTACTCGTGCTGACCATGTATCCGCAATTCAAAAATGGAGTGATACTCGTTTCATTATTGGTGGTTATACTAATACAAATTCCAGTAACCCATATGATGCATTTTTAGCATCTATTGATAGTACTGGTAATTTTGCTATTAAGAGAAAGCTTGTATCTACTAGTAAATCTGAAAAGATTGTAGATATGAAGGTTATAACAACCACTGAGGGAGCTACAGAATTATACTTCCTAATGGAAGTGGCGTTAAATCAAGCTACTACCGATGTTAATCTTGCATTTGGTAAAGCAACTTTAACTACAAGTGCAATTAATATAGACTTTATTAAAGAGTACAGTACATCTGTATATTCATTAGTTGATGGTAGTCTTGTCTTTGATGAATTTAATGAGTGCTATATTTCTGCTTCATTAAGATTTAAGTCTGATCCTACACAGAAAGATAGTTTCTGGGTTTGTAAAGTTAGTAGAACTGGTAGTATAATTTGGAATTATCGTTATGTTGCTCCTGGTAGAGATATCACTATGGCAGATAGGAGTTCTATCGATATATTTGGAGATTTAAATGTTGCATTTAGTAGAGACAATAGTACAACTGGTGTTAAAACTGTAGATTCAGTTAAGATTGGATATAATGGTATTATTAAGAACCATACAACTAATGAATTTAATCAAAACCGTATTGAAGGTATAACTGTTCATTCAGTTAATACTGATAATTCTGGTGATATTTACCTTTCTGGTCAAACTCAATGGAATAGAAATGAGTTTATCTTCGATTTTGCTGCTAATGAGCAAACAGATCTAACTGGCAACTATACTTTAACTTCAGTTGGAGCAAGTAGTGCTATAACTTATGATGATAATATGGCTAAGATCTACGGTTATCAACCAGCTGGGTCTAGTTCTACATGGGAAAATTCATATCTTAAGGTTGCTGGAGCTGATTTAGGAACAACATTAGCAAATGATTGGACTTTAGAGTTCTTTATATACAAATCTGGTTCACAATCTCAGACTTTATCACAAAATGTCCAAACTATAATGGGTATCGGTGGTGCTAGAGATGCTACTGGTGGACTATGGTTAGGATATGATAATTCCTCTGGTGAGTTGCAGATGGTTATTACCAATCAAACAACTCAGTTAATTAATGGTTCGGGACAATCATCCACACAAACAACAATGTATGCTGACAATAGTTGGCAAACCATTGCTGTAAGGAAAGAAGGTAATGTATTTAAAGCATTTGTTAATGGTATAGAAGTAATAAGTGGTACATTATCAAATACTTCATTTGCTACTAAAGATCTGTACTTTGGTAACCAGATTGGTTTTGGTACTGGTGCTACAGATTTCAGTCAAAATTATCAAGGTCAGTTCTTTATTGATAATATTAGATTAAGAAATAGAGCAGTTCCTGTTACTGTACCTTCTGATATTTCAAGTTTACCTCCTGTTGCATCATTTGCATTGGGATTTGCTTGGACAGACACTGCTTGGTTCACTAATAATTTAACTAAGTACGATTATATTGACTATAATGCATGGAATTTAAAAGTAGATAAGAATGCTGATGCTACTAGATTGGGTGATAAAGGTGTACAAACTAATACTCAATTAGGATTTGTCAGAACTGCTGTAACTCCTGTTATTGGATCTTCAATGACAATAGGTGAAGCTGATTTTGCATTGGGTGATGCAGGTCTACAAACTTTAGACTTTGATGATGCTACTATAACAATGACTCCTGGTACGGAGACATTGACATATACCAATGATATTTGGAGTTCTAGAACAGCAACTGTTCCTTCTCCAGGTTCTCAAAAATTACAAGTATCTGCTGTAGTTAAGGATAGGTATTTCTTTAAGGTTACTAATACAGTTAAAATTGATAATATTCAAGAGTTAACTATAAATCAACCGTTTATATTTACTACTGGTTCTAAGTTAAGACTTAATAATCTTTCTAGTGGTACATTTATTAATAGTGGATATATCATAAAATCTGATATACCTAACAGAAAAATTTATGTTGCTGTTCAAAATAATCCTTGGAGTAATGATTTAAACACTGGTATCTTAGTTAGTGAGCAATTTAATGAGCAAGATACTTATGGAATAGTTGGTCCTGTTCCAAATGATGTTAATGAAATGAAGGCATATACCTTCGCACAGGTTGATAATACAACTCCTGGAACATTTGACATTGACATGTCCACTTATGATGCTCCTGCTGATATTGGTGGAACTAATAACTTAAATGACTTTGCTAGATTTAAACCGTTTAATGTAGGTGACTATTCAGTTAGAATTGATGAAATTGGTGGTAGTTCATCGTTCATTGTTGGATCTGTAGTTTCACTTACATCTGATGATATATCTTTCAATGCTGATTACAATACAACTCAGATAACAAATTTAACAGGTGTTACTAAGATTACATTGATTTCTAATCTAGAGAGAATACTTCAAATAACTGCTGTTAATAATAGTGATGAGGTCTATGTAATCACAGGAACAAGTCATTACTTATCTGAAGGTGAAATTGTTTATGTTGATGGTAACCCATCACAGAATTTTGGCGGTCTTGTTTATGATGAGTATGATGGTGCATTTGCTGTTGATACTGTTGTAAGTCCACTTGAATTTACTTACAAATTACCACAAACTGCTGTAACTGCTCCTGCAACTAATGCTTCTAGTGTTGGTATATTTGTTAAGTCTCCAACTCTTAAGATGTACTATGGACACCAATATATCTTTGATTTGGGTCACTCTACACTTGTTGGTG